AACTATGTCGCTGAAAAAGTATCACACTTGGCAACTTCAATGATGTCAATGGGTGCTACTGTCATTGATGACAATGGCGTATATGAAGTTCTTGATAACAATACATAGGAGTAGATTATGGCTTTAGATTTAAGTAACTTAACACGACTAGCAGGTGGTAGTGGTGTTAATCTATGGTACTACACCTCAAATGATGCTTTATCTGTAGTAAGAGCAGCAAACTACTTTTCTACAGCAGATGCAACTGGTGGTGAAATGAATGGTCAATCAGCATTAGGAATGATGAAAGAGGGTGATGTCGTTCTTATATGTGATGCTAATTCAACCCATAAAACTTTATCTGCTACAGTAGTTAAATCTGTATCAGCCACAGCAATAGACTGTGGTGATGGTTCAGATTTAAGTACAGCCGATAGCGATTAAAAGGGAGGGGGAGTAATCCCCCTCATCTTATATGACAACAAGTACTGCAGCAAATTCAGCAATAGATATAGCTTCAAGAGCATTAATACTTATTGGTGCAGAACCTATTACAAGTTTTGGAGATGATAGTAGTGAAGCAGTTGTTGCTACAAATATGTATGAAGATGTTGTTAGAGCAACTTTATCTAGTGCAAGATGGAGATTTGCTACAGAACAAGCAGTATTAAATCAATTATCAGATACACCTACTGGCAGATTTACTATTGCACATCAATTACCTACAGATACTTTAGTTGTTCATACCATTACAGTTAATGATGCTCTTATAGATTTTACTGTTTATGGTGACAAAGTATTTTCTGATCAGTCTACACAAGATACTTTAATTGCTGATTATACTTTTAGAGCAAAAGAAAATACATTTCCAAGTTATTTTTCTTTAGCAGTAGAGTATGCTTTAGCCTCTATCTTTGCTACATCTATAGCAAGAGATGATGGCTTGATGGTTAGAATAGAACAAAAAGCACAACAACTATTAGCAAAAGCTAGAAACTTAGACTCACAACAGCAGACTTCAAGAAGATTATCTACAAGAAGATTTATTACTGATAGGAGAAGTTAAATGGCAAGAGTTAGAGTGCCATTAAATAACTTTCAGTTTGGTGAAGTTAGTCCTGCTTTGACATCAAGAACAGATACAAAAGTTTATACTAATGCAGCAGAAGAAGTTAGAAACTTTTTTATAAGATCAGAAGGTGGTTTGAAGAAAAGAACTGGCACAAAAAGGATACATAACTTTGGTAGTAATCCTTCTTTTACAGCACTAGCAAGTCTTAGACAAAGTGTAAGAATAGAACCTTTTATATTCTCAGATGATGAGAAATATATAATAGCATTTAGCAATACAAGAATAGAGATATTTCAGATTAGTCCTACTGATGGAACTGTGTCATCTATTCAGTCTTTAACAAGTCAATCATGGTTAGTTAATACAACATCAGCACCTTATCTTGAAGAGATTACTTTTGCACAGCAAGGTGATCTAATGTTTATATGTCATAATACATTTCAGACAAGAATATTAGAAAGAACTGGTCTTACAACATTTACTGTATCTACTTTTAATTTTGATACATCAAGAGATGGTAATGACATATTTCAGCCATATTTTAGTTTTCAACCTTTAGGTATGACGATTGCTGCTAGTGGCACAACAAGTAGTGTGACTCTTACTACATCAGCAGATTATTTTTCTTCTAGTCATGTAGGTATTGATTTACTTATAGGTGAAACTAGAGCAAGAATAACTGGTTTTACAAGTGCAACACAAGTAACTGCAACTATACAAGGAACATTAAGACAACAACTTGAGACAGATAGTATAGAAGTTTTTGAAGGCAGTAATACAGTTAGAGTTACAAAAGCATTACATGGATTAGCAACTGGTGCTTCTATTACTGTAGAAAGGGCAGGTGCTGTTGGTGGTATTGCTAATAGTAATCTTAATGGATCGAGAACAATTACTTCTGTTCCTGATGAAAATACTTTTGAGTTTGCAGCAGGAAGTAGTGCAACTGCTACATCAAGTGCTGTTGGTGGTGGTAGTCCTCGTATTATTACTGGTGCTGCAACTACTGAGTTTAGTGAACAAAGTTATTCTGCTCTTCGTGGTTATCCTGCTGCTGTTACCTTTCATCAAAATAGATTATGGTTTGGTGGTACACTTGCACAGCCTGATGGTATTTGGGGTTCTAAGTCAGGACAGTTTTTTAACTTTGATGTAGGTGATGCAGAAGATAATGATGCTCTTGATCTTACTGCAAATGTTGGCGAGATATTTTCGATACGACATTTAGTGTCTAATAGAGATTTACAAATATTTACAACTGGTGCTGAATTATTTATTCCTACAATATCTAATAAACCAGTTACACCTTCTAATGCACAGATAAGAAGACAGACACCTTTTGGTAGTAGTTTTGTTAGACCAACAGTATTTGATGGTGCAACTTTATTTATACAGAAAACTGGTAGTGCATTAAGAGAATTTTTATTTACAGATGCAGAAGGTGCTTATACTTCTGTAGCAGTATCAGGTCTTGCACCACATCTTATACTTGATCCAGTACAACAAACTTCTATTAAGGGTGCATTAAATAGAAGTGAGTCTTATGCTTTTTTAATTAATAATGATGGCACTATTGCTGTATTCTATTCTATAAGAGGCGATCAAAAAGCAGGTTGGAGTCTGTGGAATACACAAGGATTATGGCATAGTATATGTGCAGTACATGAAAGATTATTTGTAGTATGTGCAAGAGATGATGGTTCAGGATCAACAAAGTTGTTTTTAGAAGAGTTTCAAGATGATATGCCAATGGATTTTTGTAATACTTTTAGTGGTAGCTCTAGTGTGTTTGGTAGTTTAACTTCTCATTTTAGCAATGGTGCAAGTGTAAAAGCTACAAATGGCAATGACTTTCTTGGCACATTTACAGTATCAGGTGGACAAATAGATGCGAGTAGTGTTAAAACTGGAATAACACAAGCATTTATTGGTTATGCTTTTACACCTACACTCAAAACATTACCTATAGATGCACAGATTACTGGAGGACCTTTGACTGGAGAGCCAAGACAAATACCTAAAGTTGTATTAGATTTATTTGAAACACTTGCTGTAAATGTTACTGGACCTAATACAACATCAACTACGAGAGATTTAGTTATAAGAAATGTAACAGATGATATGTCAGCAGATAGAACAGCAATAACTGGTAAAGAAGAATTTAGATTATTAGGATATAGTCGTGATCCAAGGGTAACAGTATCACAGTCTTTTCCTTTAGATTTACAAATTAATGGAATGATAGTAGAGGTGGCATTTTGAGTCCTACATTAGCATTGGCTTTAGTATCTACTGGCATATCTGTTATGGGTTCAATGAGTGCAGCAGCAGCAGCAAAAAGAGAAGCAGCACTTCAGAGAAGACAATTAGAAGCTGAAAAAAAGATGAGCAAATTAAGAGCATTACAAGAACATAATATTAGAATGGAAAAACTTCAGTCTTTCTTAAATACAAATGATGCAATATCAGGAGTCTCAGGAAGAGATATTGGCTCAGATAGAAGTTTAAAAGCATTAAGAGAAAAAGCAAAAAAAGATATGGCAACAGAAGTAGGTCGAGCAAGAGTTCAAGAATTAGCTACTTTAGGCAAGTTATCACAAGCACAGCAAATAGCAGATGAAAGAGGTCGTAATAGAGCAAAGGCATTAAGGTATCAAGCATTTGGAACATTGATAGGAGGTGCTATGAAAGCACAGCCACTTATGGGTTCAACACCTGCACCTGCAACAGTTACTCCTGCAAGTTCCTTAGGTCCATTACGATTTAGTACTTTTAACACAGGTTTAGATAATATTTAATGGTACAGTTTTTAAAATCAAAAGGCACAAGTTTTGTTAATAAACCAGTAGGTGTAAATAATGTTAATACTGGTGCAGTAGAAGCAGGTCAAACTTTAGCAAGAGTTGGACAAAATTTAGCTACACAGTTTTTTCAAGATGCAGAACAAGAACAAATTAAACTTGGAAAAGAGGTAGGCTTAACTTTACCAGTTCGTGATGAAACTGGTAAATTATCTTTTCAAACTACTCCAACTACTTTAAGTGACGTAGCAAAAAATGCAGCAGAACCAATAATACGCAAGAGATATGAAGATGCGTTAAATGTAGATTTATACGCTAAGATTAATGAGATAAGACAAAAGTCAAGAACATCAGGTGAGTTTTCTAAAAATGTAGAGAATGAAATGTCTGTTTATATTGAGCAGACAAAACAAAGTGGAGGTCAAGAATATGTAAGTGGCATGACTGAAACTGTGGCTAAGTTATCTGCACAACATTTTAATGCTATGGCTACTGAAGAAACTAAAGAGGCTATGCGAATAGCATCATTAGATGCTAACCTTTTAGTTAATACTAATATTTCAGATTTAATTTCTTTTGCAACTAATCAAATAGATAAAGCTAATGTAAATGAACTAACTAATACCTTGCTTGATTTACGACCAAGTATAAGAGATGCAGTAGAAACTAACGATTTAAATTTATCAGTTAATAATCTTGCTGTTGATACACATAGGAAAACAGATACAAGAGCAAGGACTGCTGTTTCTTTTGCTTTAGTAAATGTATTAACAAAAAATAAAACATCTGCACAAATATTAGATATTGAAAATTATTTTCGAACTGGAGTTGTGCCAAAGCATTTAGATGATAAAGGTAAAAAAATTTTAGAAGTGATAACTAAAGGTCCTTACATAGATGGATCATTTCGAGAAGAAGTAAAAAAATATTTAAGTAGTGTACAAGATAAAGTTAATGAAACACAAAATAGAATTACAGCAGATAAAAATAGAGCAGAAGTTGAAAAGAATAGAAAGATAGCAGAGTATAGGAATGACCCAACAGTTTATAGAAATTCACAAGATTATAAAGCTAACTTTCTTATAAAATTACAAACAATACATAAAGATATTTTTAACAATAATGGTGTAGCAACAGATGAGCAAAAAACTTCTATTAGACAATTAGAAGATCAATTATTTGAAGCTACCAAAGGTACTGGTATTTTAGTAAATGGTAAAAGAATATTATTAACAAAAGGTGAAGCATCAACTGCTTTGAATGATGCTGTAGTTTTAGGATTAGAAAATACTATTGTTCAATCTCAATTATTCAAAACTGGTAATGATCTTGGCTTATTGCAAGATGCTTTATATCAAAGAGATCCATCTTTACTAAGTGCTGAACAAAAGAAAGTTTATGATACAGTAATTTCAGTATCAGGTGCTTCTTTACAAAAGAATACAATTATAGATGCGACTGGTAGAGCAATAAATAATAATATTACTTCAGCAAATAGAAAAGATGCCATACTTGTAGAAAGTACAAATAAACAAAATAATTTTAATAATGCAAGTGGCATTGGCAATCAGAAGTTTGGCAATACAGATAAAGAACAAGAAAATTTATCCTTATCACATAATATTACAGCAAGTTATTTTCAAAGTGAGTTTGAACAAGAGTTATCTACTGGAACAGATAGAGCAGTTACTCTGAATAAACAAATGTCTCTAGGTAACTTTTCTTCAGCATTTGTTGATTTTATGGACAATGCTTTGACTGGCAGAAATGAGGGCGAAATAACAAGAGCCTTAAATTACTATCAAAAGTATACACAAGTACAAGAAGGTGGCATAAGAACAGACAAACT